TTTTTAAGATCATATAAATACTCTCTCCTTATTTGTGCATAAGTTGGTGGTATGTTTGCGTTTAAATATGCCATAATTCATTTTTACCCCTTTATACTACCCCAATTTAATCCAGATTCAAAGTCTACTTTGTTTGGAACTTCTAGTTCTATAACTCCCTCCATTGTTTTTTTTATCAAATCTGCTTCTTCTGTTGATTTTATTGAAAAACAAAGTTCATCATGAATTTGTATGTGTGGTACAATACCTATTTCATACAGCTCTACCATGGCTTTTTTTGTCATATCAGCCGCTGATCCTTGTATTAATCTATTTAGAGCTTTGTATGTAAATGCTGGTCTGTAATGTTGTTCAAAGTTTTTACAATGTGGATCTGCAGGTTTACCATTTATAGCTAAATCTTTGTGGTATCTATTTTCTGCTTCTTCTTTTTTTAATATAGGAACTGGTACTTTTACTATTTGTTTTACACCTTCAATTTCCTTGTATTCTGTTATTTCAAACATACCTTTTTCAGGATTCCATTCTTTATTTATAGGTTCCCATCTGTCAAATCTACAAAACCTATCTTCCAATGTAAAAATATTTTTATTATTTTCTGCAAAATCTTGTAAACCTTTTGATAACTTTCTTACAAAAGGAACTCTTGTATGATACTGATCAAACAATTCTTCTGCTTCATCTTTATCTAATTCTAAAGAGTTAGCTAATTTGCCTTTACCCATACCGTAAAATAAACCAAGATTAATTGTCTTTGCTTGTTTTCTTGTTATCTTAGCCATTTCTGCAACTATCTTATGAAAGTCTGTGTTTGGATTTTCTTTATATGCTTCAGCCATAACTTCCGCACCTTGTAATTTATTTTTCAAAGCATAATGTACTACAAGTCTAGGTTCTTGTTGTGAGTAGTCAAACGATGCCCACTCGTGACCTTCTTCTGGAATAAATAATTCTCTTATCTTACTCCCTAGTTCACTTCTTGAAGGTATCTGTTGTAGATTTGGATTAGACATTGAAAATCTTCCTGTAACTGTACCACCCTGATCCGATCTTATTTGATTTATATCTGCGTGTATTCTTCCTTCGTGTATGTGTTTTAAAATACCGCTCACAAAAGTGTTAAACAATTTATCAAGTTGTCTAGCTTCTGCAATCATTTTTAAATATTTATTTGTGTGGTTTTCTAAATAAAGTTTTGTTATACTAGCTCTCCCTGTTTTTGGTGTAACTTTATAATCATTTATACCTAACTTATCTAATAAAGGTTTGATAGAATCTGAAGCCCAAACATCGACTTTAATTCCAGTTTCTTCTTCAATAGTTTTTATTATTTGATCTTTTTGTTTTGTAATTTCTTTTCCAAAAGTTTTTGTTTTTTCTTCATCAACTCTCACACCTTTAAAACGCATCTCAACCAAACACGGAAACAATCTTGTTTCTATGTCAAATATATTTTCTAAAGTCTTGTGTTTTTTAGATACAGTTTTTATTGGTTTTTTTATTAAGTCCTTGAATTTATTCCATAAATTTAATGTTAGGGCTACGTCTTGTTCTGCATAATCTATAACAATTTCCCAAGGTAGTTTGTGCATGTTGGCCATTGGATCTGCTATACCGTGCTCTTCTTTTGATCTCTCTGCTAAATCAAATTTATATTTTGTTTCTCCTAAATAATCTTTACCAAGTGAATCCAAAGTATATCTTGGTCTGTTCTCATCAATGATTGATGCAGCTATCATTGTGTCATAAATAGGACCTTTTAACATCATACCTGTGGCTGATCTTATCCAGCACACATCATACATTGCATTGTGAAATACTTTTGTTATTTTTTCGTTTTGAAAAATCTTTTCGTTTAGTTTTTTCCAAACTCTATTTTTACCGTGATTGTCCCCTTTGTGTCCAATTGGATAATATAGTTTTTTATCTCTATAAGCTAAAGCAATACCACAAACTTTTCCTTTTCCTTTTATGGCCCCTGATCCGTGAGTCTTTAACTCTGGATCGTAAGTCTCTAAGTCAACAGCCACAACGTCACCATCGACTACGTCTATCTCAGATAATTCGTAAGGTAATGTCATTTTGTATCTTTCATTTTTTTAATTTCTAAATCACAATAGTGCTTGATCTTCTCCAGATCTTCTACACCATTTTTATGTAAATATCTACAAACATATTTCACAACGTTGCCCTGAAAAAAACTCAAGTCGTTTTTAGAAATAAACTCGTAAGGTTGAATGTGAAAGTCCTTGTAGTGACTCCCGCCTATTTGTCTGTCTTGGGGAAACACATCTTTAAATATACTTTTATCCGTCATAGTCCTCCTTTCCTGCAAATGTTAATCCGTTTCTACTATTTAATAACCATAATGTTTCTTTTGCTCTAGAACATGCTACAAACTTCATTCTCTTTTTTGCAAAAGATTCTTCTTGTCTTGACAATGTAAAATCTAAAACAACGTTGTCAAATTCTTTACCTTTAATTGTATGTATGTTTTCTACAAATACTCTTTTGTCTTCTAGATCTCTATTATTATCTACTATTTTTCTAATGTAATCTTTTACAAATAATACATTTTTATTACTTACTCTTTGAAAATCATGTGTGTTAACTATTCCAGGTACAAAAAATTTATTGTCAATTAACCATGTAATATCAAATATACTCTGTTCCGCTTTTTCTAAATCTTCAACTGTTTTTAGTTTGTATTCATCAGACATAGAATTAAGAATAGATTTTATTTTTGCTCTTGTTTTTTGCTGTCCTTCCATTAATTCCTTAAACTCTCTTTGATTTTTTATTTCTTTAATTGGATATTTTATTTTAAATTTTAAATTATCTTTTGGTGGCAATTGAAAAGGAATTCCAATACTCATTAAATAGTTTAGTATTTCTTTTGGTTCTCCACCTCTATATGTAAATATAAAATCTTGATTTGTATTTAATAGTGTATCTTTTAATTTATGAGATAAGGGATCTTTGATTAAATCAGACATGTAATGTAATTCACCTTCTTTTACACTTTGACCTTCTTTTTTAGGTGTCCAAACTCTCTCATATTCATACTTTATCCAAATATCTTTAATAATATTTTTACAGTATTCGTTAATAACTCTAGGACATCTGTATCCTTGTTTTAATTCTATCTCTGGTTTTGCAAACTCTATATGAAAAGAATGTGGATCTGCACCTGCAAACTCAAATATAGACTGGTCTGGATCTCCAGCTTTATAAAAATAATCAACGTTTTTTGACATGATAGCTTCTGCATTTCTTTGAATAACACTAGAATCTTGTGCTTCATCAATCATTAAAACTTTTACATTACTACAAAGTTTTTCAGATTCACCGTCTTCATTATCATAAAATTTTTTTATCATGTCTTGAAAATCAAGTATATTGTCTACTCTCCCGTTTATTTTGTGACTTTCTTTAAATTTTTTATAATAATCAGCCATAGGCTCTAACTCTTCTTCTAAATAATATTTAACATCTTTTTCTTTTTCTTCTGCAGTTAAACCTCTGTAGTAAGATTCAACAGTTTTACCGTTGTCTCTTGCCATACTAATAAATTTAAAAAATGGGTGTAAACCAAACAAAGCTTGTACATTACTAAATTTTTTACCAGAAGTGTATTTGTCAAATATGGGTTTACGTAATATTAAATTTTCGTAGTCTTCTATTAAAAAGGCTTGCCCTGTAATTCTGTCTTTACAGAACTTGTGTATTGTAGAAACGTTTTGTTTTAAAGTTTCTTTTGCATTGTTTATTTTAGGAAATATTTCATCTCCTGTTTCTTTTTGAAAATTCTGTATCGACTTTGGATCTTTTATTCTCTCTCTAATATGGTCAGCCGCTGTATTAGTATGAGATATAACTACAATGTCTGCAGGAGAATATTCTTTCAAATGAGAATAATATATTTCTACTAATTTTGTTGTTTTTCCTGTGCCTGGAGGACCTGCTATTCTAATTTTCTTCATTTGTTATCTCCTTCGCATTATCTCCTTTTACCATGTACTGATTAGGATCTGATTTAAAATGCCATGTTGGACATGAAACTCTTTTTTTAGTTATGTCATTGTAAACATCACCGTTTGTTTTTTTAGCGTTCATGACTTGTTTAAGTTTATATGTAATTTTCCTTATAGGGTCATTCATCTTTAATGATTTTAAATAAGACATCAGATCATTTATTTTAAAGTGCAGCTCGTGAGTTTTTTGGTCGACATAACATGCGTTGTCTAACAAAGCGTGTTTTTCAAAAGATACAGTTTGTTTTCTTATAAACTCATAAACTAACATTTTAAATTCATAATCAGTATCAGCCTCTTCTGGAGCTTTCTCCACAACTTTCTTTTCTAACCTTGAGTATTGCATTAAAGTAAATTCTTTTGATTTCATGTCTAGTATTGCAGGATGTGGAAACTGACCTGCATCAGCAAGTTTGTTTGTCCATTTTTCTTTATTAATTAATTCTGAACCTGACATTTCAACTCTTATCAACTTCATTTCTTTTCCATCTTTAACTTCAGTGTGTTCAAAAAACATAGGAGGATTACTTTTGTATTCTACTATATGTCCCATGGCTTCTTTTGCATTTGCAACTTCCAAAGCTTTTTCAGGAGTAATACCGCAAACATGTCTTGTACATGCAGCTACATCACAAAACTTTTTTATCTCAGGTCTTTTGCATAAATAATTGTATTCTTTATTTTCTGATTTTAATATTGTGTTGTTTATTTCTTTTTCTTCCAAAGGCTCATCTAAATAGTTTTTATTAAAATAATGTAACAACTGTTTTGCATCAAAGTTTGAAAACTCAGGTATCTTTTTTATACCTTTATCTATAGAATTTTTACACCAACTGTACATGTGGTGAAGCAAATCATTTCTATTTGCTGTTTTAAGTTTACCTCCACCATCCTTCAATGCATTTTTTGTACAAGGTAAAAAGAAATCTTCTATAGTTTTTTGTTTCATCTTTTTAGGTTTTTTAACTGATTCCATTTCTTCTTGTAGGTACTCAGTTAAATCTTCTTGTGCATATTTTTCATGCATTTCAAAAAACTGCTCTATTGTTGCATCTTCAAAATCATCTGTGTATGCATAAGTAGACCCTTCCTCGTGATCAAAGTAAGGCATGTTTAACCATGATCCATACTCAACATTATCCATGTTAGTTTGCATTGGATAAATCCTATCTAAAATATCTGCTACACCTATTTTAGCTGCTAATTTTTTCATCACATGTTTTACTTCTTCTGCTTCATGAAAGTTTTTCATAAACATATAAACGTGTGCCCTACCACTTTTTGATCTAAACATGATCAAAGGTAATTTTAATTTTCTAATTTTGTTTAAGAGTTCTTGGTAATCGTAATTATTTTTATCAATATCTATTGCACCCCATTTACAAGTGCCATCTTTTTTAAGTGGAGCAATACCTAGTTGTGGATCAACACCATCTAAATGTTTTTGCCACAATTCTTTTGTTACAGTTCCTTTTTCAGTTGTAGCGTTTACTTCAACTTTTACAGATCTTGGGTTATTAATCCTTTTAGCCTGTCCATAAAAATGGTCTGCACCTTCAAATATATTTATAAATTTCTCTAACATAAATTAAAGTGGGCGTTTCCACTCTCGCTTCGACGCCCACTACCTAGGATACTATAAATTTAAAGATTTTTTAGTTTGTTCTTGAGCTTCAGGTTTTGCTTCAATCTCACCTTTACCCACTGATTCTGCAAATGACTTAGCCATATCATATACAGCTTTGTCTGTTACAGGACCAACTTTAGATACATCCCAACCA